GAGGGATCACTTACAGGTATAACATCTACAACACCATCAAAATCTTTTTTAAATATTTCTCTACTAGCATTTGGAACATCATAAGGATATTGTGTTGGAAGATAATCATAATCTATTTCAGCAATAATTTTAAATTCATCTCGTTGAGATTTATGTAATCGTTTGTGAATACCAGAAAAGAATTTACTAGAAGCTTCTATTAAAGCCATAGTAGTTCCAACTGGTCCATAGGAGGCAGCATCAGAAACTATTTGTTCTGTGCTGTCTGCAAACTTCTGACCTGCAGCAGTTACAAATCCAAGCATGTTGTATAGTACCGAGGAAGGCTCTTTATATGGGAGAGGAACAATCGCCTTTTGTAAGTCTATACCAGTTGCTTCGACCTCCTTGAACTCACCAGGAGCAATAGGTTCGTTGTCGCCCACCATTCTTACTCCTTTAGCCTTAAAACCTCCTGGTAAATTAGCAAACTGTCCAGCATCAACAAGGCTTCTCATTGCTGCTGTTGCTGTTAATGTTAAATTACCTAGGAAATGTATAAGACCTAACCCATAAAAACTAAAGCCTGGCACAAATTTGTAGTGGACAAAATGCATCCTTTTTTCTTTATTTGCATCATTTGCTTTATAGTTTCTACGAATACTTAATACTTGGCGAGACTCCTGTTCTACTGTTACAATATAAGGAGCAAACTCGCCTTCTTGACATTCTGGGTCAGGGATATCAAGATATAAATGTTGTTCTAGTAATACATATTGTGGATCATTATCAGATGTTGGTGATATTCCCATAATAGTATTTATTTTTTCTGCAAAACCTGTTTGAGATGGACTACTTGCATCTGGTAAATTTGTATCAACATAAATACCAGACTCCATATCTTTTTGCATATCAACCGGATTACGATAAATTACGTGTGTATATCGTTCTGCTTTTCGTAAATTAGAAGCATAGTACGATACATAAAATTGATCAATCGGTACAAACTCTGAAACAGGTCTTTCTAATCCAGCATCATAATATACTTTCTTAATGGCAGAACCTATGAGTGGTAAATGAAATAACATTCTTTCAAACTCATCAAAGTATTCTGGCATTTGTTCAGTCAGCTGATAGTTCATAAAGTTCTGAACTCTATTTGCCTGTTCTTGTTTATCAACAGATTGGTTTCCTAGTATCTGTGCTTTAACAGGCCCACCAGAAGGAAATAATTCTTGTGATGCTTTTGCTTGAAATTTAACAGCAGATTCAATTAATAATGGATGAACTGCTGTACATGCACCTTCAAAAGGTTCTGTTGCATCTTCTAATTTTAAACCTAATAAATCAAAACCTCTTTCAAACATAGAATCCCATTCTCCTCTGGATTCTTTATCTGCTTGAAAGTTATCAATTACAGTATGTGAAATTGTTTTTAATATTTGATCATCTAAATCTGATGCAATATTTGCATAGTATTCTGCTGCTACAACTTCTTCTTGTATATTCTCTTCACCAAAATTTACTACAACTCCACCATCTGTATCTACTTCAAAAGAAACATCTGCATCTGCTTGTGGTGTTTCTATTGATACAACATTTGTTGTTTCTGTTTTTTGTTCAAATGGATTTTTTTCTATTGCCATTATAGCCTCTCCTTAATATAGCCACCAGTTTTAAATCTAGCTGCTCCTTTTTTTAAATAATCTTTTTTCATTTGTGGTGTAATCTCTAATCTATATGATATACCATCTTTAGTATTATTATCAACAAATGTAGTATCACGTTTTGCATTATATTTTTTTGCTATATCATTTAAATATCCTACATATTTTGTATCATAATTTCTACCAACCTTTGCTGATTTATGAATTACAAGTGAATCATTTATCATTTGCTTTATAGCTTCTTTATTTTTTTTAGTTTTTGAGTAGGGATTTGTAACGTCTGCTATTTTAAATATTCTTTGTAATGCAGGTGCTGATAATTTATATAATTTATATTTAGATAAAATTTTATCTAATTTTTCTTTATTAGCAAGAGACAGCATTGGTAAATAATCAGACTTATAATATTTAATATATTTATTTTCTGAATCTGAAAAACTTAAATCATCTTTTGTTTTTTTTGGAAATTCAAGATCTTCAACATCCTTTAAGAAAGAATCAAAATTTTTAAATAATGTATCTCGTGTTTCTAATTTATCTCGTTGTAGATTATATTGCCCTCTTGTTTGTGCATATCTATTATATTGTACTTCACCTTTTGTTAAAGTAACACTCGGTATATCTCTCTCTGCAGCATCACGTATTATTCTATCTATGGGAAACTTATACCAATCATCTTTTTTACCTATAGATAGCACAGGAAATTCTGGTGGTAACTCTCTTAATAATGTATTTAAACGATTTCTATTTGCTAATCTTTTACTTTTATTACTTAATTTATTTAATATTTTATCGTTTTTATATATTTTATCAAAGTCATTTAAAATTTTTCTATTCTCGTCTATTTCTTTTCTAATATTTATTAAGGCTTCTTTAAATATAGGATTAACTTTATTTACATTAGCTGGGCTTACTTCTTGTTGATAATCTTTTATTTTGCCTTCTGCGTAACGTTCCTCTATTCTTAAATCGTTTATTTTATCATTTACTTTATTTAAATCTACATTGTGTTTTTTTTGTAATTCTTTTAATTTTTTATCTCTAATTATTTCAGTTGCTCTTAATTCTTGCATTGTTTTGTCTTTTCTAAAGCTAATACCTTTTGGAGCATAACCTTTTCGTAATAGTTTAATATCTTGTTCTGTAATACCTGGTAATAAATTACCATCAACATAAAAAGAATCAGCATCTTTTTGTGCTTGTTTTTTAGCTGTTATTACATCAGCTGCATATTCTGATTGTACTTCTTCAATATGTACTGTAGGGTTTCCATCACCATCTATTCTATCTTTAACTCTTACTCGTGAAAAATAATTTGGCTCATTTTTATAATGCCAATGATTATACTCTATAGGTTTATTTTTTCTATCATAATTTTCTAATTTATCTTTTAAACCTTGCCATTCTATTGTAAATCCTTCTGGTGTATCATAGGTATACTTATTACCTATCTTTACTAATTCTGCTAATCGAACTTCTTCTTTATTTGTTAGAGGATATTCTAAATTTCTTTCTCGCCATTTTTGAGGAATTGAAAAAATAAATTCTCTATATCTTTTTGAATTAGTTCTATCATCTCCATCTATAGTATATCTACCATATTGAGGATTATCTTTCCATCCAGGATCTCTTGGATTATAACTATATACTCTTTCTTCAATAGGAATACTATGTTGTTTCATATAGGATTGAATTTGTTCTTTTGTAACTTCTTTTTTACCTTTTAAAAATTTTGTTAATCCTGTCCAATCAAGTTCTTCTTGTTTAGCTTGTCCTTTTAATCTATTTAAATATGCTTCACCAGAAGTTTTTTTTGTCATCTTTAAATTATTTACAGCATCTTCTAATCTTGAAAAGGTTGGGTTTTGTGATATTTGTAAAGTTTCTGCTGGTTGGTTTGTTACATAAGCTTTATTATAAAATCTTGTAACTTTATCTAAAAATGGCATTGCTCTTTCTGTTTGCATTTCAAGTAATTCATTTATAGATTTTCCACTTCTAAATATTTCGTCTCTAGTAAGATTTAATATTGTACCAGCATCAAGATCTTTTTTCATTTGATTTTTATAATCATCTATATTTTTAATTTTATTAAAAATAATTTTATCTACATGTTGATTTTTTAAATCTTGATAATCTTTAAAATTTCCTAATTTAATTTTTTCTAAACCAGAAACATCTGCAATAATTTCATCTTGCATATCAATTAATTTTTTAGCATCTTCTGCAGGATTAACTTTTTTAAAACCTTTTTCTGGTTTAGCTATAATATTTTTATTTTTTAATTGTTTATTAATAGAAGAAGTTATATTATTTTTATATGCACCCATAGCTAATTTTATTTTATTTTGAGGAACATTATATTTAA